TTATATCTAGTACGGTAGCACTAGGTGCGTTAATAAACTGAGAAGCATCATTAAACTGCAAAGCCATAGTGCTGTTTAACAACAAACCAGTATCAGCTACGTGTGTAAGTGTGACATCATTATCAGCACCAAAGCCTAGCACAGCAGCATCACTGTCTAGTTTTAGATCGTTGCTAACTGTAACTGCAGTAGAAGCATTAATGTCTACAGTAGGTGCAGTAATCTCTAGCTCTGTGTCTGCGTCAATGTCAAGCTGTCCATCTGTACTAGAGTTAATAAATATAGCGGTGTCACGAAACTGTATCTTTTCTGTAGATGCAATAAGTAAATCATCTGAGAACTCAAAGTAATCCTCGTCTTCCATCCACTTTAATTCACCATCATTAGTCTCACCATCAAAGGTTACTGTAATATCTGTAGCTGAAGTGCCATCACCTATAGTAATTCCTGTACCTAACAGCTTAGTTATTGGTCCACCTTCACCTGTTGTACCATCGTGAGTATGTCCTGTACTAGAAGCAAATGCAGCAAGAAGCTGATCAAACTCATCATTAGTATCAGATGCTTGAATTATATCACCGTCTGTATACGTTTTTTGTCTTGTATATGTCGCTCCCATTAGCGTCTAGCTCCTAATTGATATTCTAACTGAAAACCTTTAAGTGAGTACGGTGCAGTTTCTCCACCGTCATCTACTTTTAGTGCAACAGTAAATCCTGATCCTTCTACAGATTGTCTCAGCAAAGGTTGTGTACCACCACCATAAACAAACTGTGTAGTAGAAGAAGAAGTACTATAAGTTGCACTTCCGTATTGTGCAGCAATCTTAGATGTATCTAAAGCATATGCAGCAGGTCTTGGTGAATCAACGCTTTCATTATCATACCTTAAAAATAAATCTGCGTCAATAGCAGCCTCTGGTTTAAAGTTAAGAATAACTCTCTGCATATGTTTTCTTATACCAGAATCACCAAAACTTAAGTCAGGGCTTCTGTACCTACCAAAGATAACAGTCTCATTAAAAGTATTACCTTTTTCTTGTCTGTGTACAAACCCATCAAAAGAACCATGTAGTACAGCTACATCTCCTGCATCAATAAAGGTATCAGTGCAAGATGGTCTTATCCCAAGTATTTCAGAAAACTCATAGTTTTCTCCTCTCATTACACATACAATACCTCTTGTAAGGTTATCTGCAACTGTATCTTTTGTAAAAAATATTCTATACTGTGTCTTATCAGGTATTACAACACTCTCAAAAAGAGAAGAGTCTTTTATGTTCTTATCAAATAAAGACTGTACATTCTTAGATATTGTACCAAGTTCAACATCACCAATCCTAGATGTACCAGCAACTGTACGTAAACCATCAGGACCAAGAAATATTAAATCACCTGCAAATTCCTGTATTGTGTCACCATTAATACAACCAATGTTTCTTGTTACTGGTTCTACTGCAAAATTTGATAGTGACGATCCTGTAAGTTTAAATATTCTATTTGCACAAAATATAAATAAATTACTACGAAAAACCTTTAGTCCTACAATGGTGTCATCTACTTTAATACTACCTGCACCATCTGCTGATTGAAAACCATCTTCATCAAATGGCTCACTAAATACTAACTCTTGTGGTGTAGTAGATTTACCTGCATAAAACATATGGTTTCTATACGCAGCTACAAACTTAGAACCAGATACAGAACTTTCACTTACATCTGTAGCAGTTAGAGATGTGTTAAATATTACAGGGGCATTAGCACCATCTACAAATATTATTTTATCATTACCATCAAAGTTATATCTTTCAAAAGTATACTTAGATGCACTAGTTCTGCCTGTGTCTATCTCTGTCCAACTAGAAGGAGATACTACAGTATCAAAAATATGAGTAGCTGCAGTAGTACTAGATGTTGCTCTTGTTACACCTGTAAATGTTGTACTGGTAACACCAGTATAGGTAAACAGTTCTGACCCAATTTGTATTGTACCACTAGAAGCAAACCCTGCAGTAGAATCAACAGTGATTGTACCAGAGCCTGTCATAGCTGTAGTAGAAGTTATTGTTAGCCCTAACTCAGTAGATGCAGCAGAAAATATCTTTTCCCCTCTAGCTGCTAATACTTTATCTGCAAAGTTAGCAACCATTAAAACTTTTTCACCAGAATCAGAAGTTTGTGGTACTATAGGGTATATAAATTTACGGAAGCCATTAACTCTTCTGTAACCACCCTCAAGGTCAGGCTCAAAGTTTTCTAAAACTAAAGCTTCTCCAGGTTGCATAAGAAAAGTGGACCTGTCTAAGACTAGCCCACCTTCACAGTTAAATGCTGCTGGTTGTACCTGAGAACTATCTGGCATTAAGTAACAACTCCAGAGGTAAAGTTCATAGATGATCCTGGCCTAGTTATCATAGAAGACCTTACATAATCATACTTATTAATAAGCAAACTTTGCATATTTTTAATACCATCTTCAAATCTTTGAAAATTTAATTGGTAGTGGGCTTGTTCACCACGGTACATATAAACATAAGCTGTAGCACCGTCTACAATTACTGGACCAAATCTATCTGGTACAGAAGTAGTATCCCCATGTGCAGATAAGTCTGATGGAAATGTGTAATAATCAAATGCTAATGTGTATTGTTTATCTGGATAGGGATAAAGTAGGTAGTTATTATCTGGAGTACGTACAATTTGTCTAGGTACACCACCACCTTCAAATTGTGTTACTGTAACTCCACTAGAATGTGTTTCAGCAGTAGTACTATTAGCACCTCTGGTACATCCTGTAATATCATTACCTGAAATAGCTGTGTATGTAACTTCTTCACCACCAATATAGACTTTACCAGAAGAGTCAAAACCTGTTGTAGATGTAAGAGTAAGAGTTGTTACAGAGGTAGAGTGAGAACCATTAAGTGTTGTACTCGCTATATCATCTTCATGATTAGCATAATCACTGTCAATGTATTCATAATAGTTTAAGTTTGTAAGATTACTACCAGTTGCACTAAGAGTTGTACTTTTTTTAATTCTAGCTGTACTATAGTCTAAAGACTTAGTGCTTGTTGGTACAGTATATCTAGCTACACCTGGAGTTAGTGTAGAGCTATTAGAAGCATGGTTAAAAGAATAACCAAACTCTCTTTGATTAATATATCTTATAGAATCATTTACTGCATTTTTACATTGTGTTTGTATACCCCTAGATGCAGTAAAATCACTAGAAGTAAGCACTACTTCATTCATTCTTGTTATAACATCATTAGTTAATGATAAAAAGGTAAGTGCCATTATGTTTCCTTTAGGTAAGCTAAAGGGGCCAGTATACACCAGCCCCTAAAGTTATTATGCAAGTAAGTCACGATCCACAATATCTGGAGCAACTCGCCCACGTTTACCTGTGTCAATGCAACATGCCATCAAACGTAAGATGCCTGTCGTAACATCTGCAGATGAAGCAATTAACTTAACGTCAATCGTATCTGTAGTTGTTACATGTGCTGTAAATGTATCTGCAGCAGCAGTATTTACAACCATACTTTGACCGTTTGTACCTGAAGCCAAGAAGCCAGCAGAAGAAACGTCACCACCATCAACAATATCATCACCTGCTGCAAAATCAATATCTACAGTTGGTGAAGTACCATTAAAGGCAGTCTCAACTTCAGCACCTGCAAACAATACAAGAGTGTTAGCAGGAATTTCTAGAAGTTGAAAGATGTCTCCATTAGTACAGGAGTATCCATCTTCTACCATTTTAGCAATGTCCAAACGTGCTTCACGCATGTACATGCCCATTGCTGCATGACGAGAGGTAGCTGCTGCAATGCTGTCAGAATCGACACCAGCAGTAGCTTTTGAGGTCATATCAAAAGTAGCCATAAGTTATATCCTCCCTTACGCTGCGTTATATTTAGCAGTTACGATTGCTTCAGGACGAAGAATCTTTCTGCCGTATAGATGCATACCACGAACAATGTCAGCAAAGCTGTCAGGGTCACGATATGTTTCAGTCTTATTGATCTGCTCTGCAGTTGCAACAGCAGAATCATGTCCAGCAACAATCATACCAAAGTTAGTGTTTTGGTTCGATGTTCCTGATGTACCTGGACCTGTACCTACTGCTGGTAGGTTAGATGATGTGTACAAACGGAACCCATGAAAGTTATTGATAACAAGACCATTACGAAGTCCACCAGACTCACCGTAGTCTCCATTCATGAAGCGGCTGTCTTCATCGGAAAGTATCTCCATAAATACAGGGTCAATTACCAGCCACCTTCCTTGTGTATCAACCTGTTGCTGATCAAGCACACGTTTCATACGAGCAATAATCATTGCAGGTGAAACAGTTGCAGTCGGTAGTGAAGTAGCACCTGGCATACGTGCAGTTACTGGAATCGAGTGATCCCCTGCAGATGTAGTTGTAATATTGCCAAATGAACTTTTGATCAGTTTCATGCTTGTAAGCAATTCATCTGATCCTGCAGTGCTAACAGCCTTTGTACCATTAACGGTAGTATTAGCTGTATCTGCTTTTGCATGTAGTGCAGACTGTTTAAAACCTGACAGATAGCCAAGAACTTCTTGGTCATACTGATCAGATAAACGATATGCAGCACGATTTGTTGCTAAGTCCATGAAATTAATGTGACTGTGAGCTTCTTCGATATCGTCCATTTTAAAAGCGTAGTAGTTGCTTTTGTCAATAACTAAAGAAAAGTCTTCATCGTCAAGGTCTTGTGCTGTAACCTGTGTACCTCTGGCATATTCCTGCACAGAAATTTCAGGTTCTTTGATAATTTTGACGGTATCACCTTGTGCGGCAATCTCCCCAAAATAATCAGAGTTAGTAATATCTCCTACTACGGTAGACTTGCGGAATGCAAGCTGAACCTTTTTGGAGTAGATTATAGGACTAAAATTACCGTTAGGTAAATTCCCATAACCCGATGCGGTTTGAAAAGCCATGATAAAATCCTCCTGATATTTGGCTTGAAAAAGCTAACACCGAAAAGAGGCTGTGCATTTTCTAGGGTGCAGAGGATACTTAGTCGGCCAACTAAATACCACTGGGCCTATACTTGAACAGGTAGTTCTTAATAGTTTAGACTTTTGGAAATTAAGGCAAGATAAAAGGTAGTCAAAAGAGGCTTTTATCTCTATGCCTATAGTTATACTGTTGTTTTTTTGTTTGTCAACAGTTATCTGGCATTACCAGACATATCATAAACAAATTTACCAGAACGCATTGCTTTGGTAATTTCGTCTGATCTTTCTTCAAACTCTCTAGCAGTCATTTTAGCTACCTGAGATTCTGATATTGAGTTGCTTACACCTTCTGCATCTATCTGTGTCTTACTACGTTTAGTAACAGTAGAAGCTGCAGCTTTACGATTAGTTTTCTTATCGGTGTTAGTTAGACCATTATCTATTTTATAAAGATCAATAACACGGACTACAGAAGCTGGGTCATCTGAGTTTTCATAAAGTGCATCTCTAACCCACTTAGGTTGTTCATCTGCCCAGTCATGAAACTCATCCGAGTTTCTTAATGTATCAAAGTCTTCATGAGATTTACGGATAGAGTTTTCTGCTTTAATCCGTTGTGCTTCTATTCTAGCATCATCAATCTCTTGAAGTTTTATATCAGCTTTATTAAACATCTCCTGTGCTTTCTTAGCAGCAATAGTTTCTACTATACCAGCTACATCAGGATAATCTTTAGCCCACTTTTCAATGTCTTCATCAGACTTGGGTGGTATAATACCCTCTCTTACAGAACGTTTTTGTAGAGCTTCTAACTTCTCTTCCCATTCTTTTTCTTTCTTTTGGATGTGTCGCCTAAGATCACCATAACGTTTTTTAAAGCTTCTTTCTTCTGCAGATAACGTCTTTTCTTCATCTTCTGTATCGGTCTCTGCTTCTTGGGTAACTTCTTCTTGCTTTTCTGGTTTTCCTGCTTGTTTAGCTTCAAGGCGTTTGATCTCCTCTTCTTCATCCTCAAGTTTTTTACGTTTACGTTCGTAGTTATAACCTCTGTCTACAAATCCTGCAGTCTTTGGTGTTTCTACTTCTGCTAGTTCAGGCATTGTTATTCTCCTTATGTTGGGGTCAGCCGTAGCTGAGTAGCCTTATCGTTTACCTGCAAGCCCTGTTGTTCTAGGGCTTTTCTTTTTAGTTTTTCTTTTAGTGGCTAAACCACCTTTATTATTTGAGGTTGCAGAATTATTATTATCTTCATTTGATGAAAATAAATTTTTAATAGTATCAACTATACCTTCATTTGAACCATAATAACTAGTGTCCTCTACTAAATCTTCTTCAGGCACATTATTAGCTATTTGTTCTTCTCTTTTTGCCCGTAAACCTTGACTATGAATTTGTTGATTAGCAAGATATTGAGCACGAGAGCCTCTTTCTCCTGAAAGAGCTTCCGCAAGATCAAAAGAAGAACCTCCCTCTGTTTGACCTAATTTCATTGCTGAACCATCAGGATTTTTAAATGTATATTCTTTAGTTTGACCTTCTGGTAGTTTTTTTGGTCCTGCTACAAAATCTTGAATCTGTTGAGCATACATATCACCTTGTGCAAATCCTAATTTTTTCAAAGCATTTCTATATGCATCTGAGTATAAACTCTCAATTTGTTTTTCTATATTAGCTGCAGTCTCACTATCTTCTCCTTCAACACTTTTTGCATATTTTACCATAGCATTAGCTTTAGCTAAAGCATCAATTTTTGTTATACCTGAAAAAAGTTTAGGTAATGCACCAAAATCTTCTAACCCTAATTCTCCAATTTTCTTTGAACTTAGATTTCCTAACAGTTTTTTAGTTTTATCTTCTAGCCCTATAGCACTATTAGCAGTAATACCTTCCATCCAACTAGTATCAGAAGTTACTTTTTCTTCAAAAGGTCTTTTATTTCTATTTTCAACCTCTAAATCTTTAGCTATTGCATTATATTCAGCTTCAGTTAATGGATATTTTTCAAGAATTTCAGCTTGAATTGGTTGGCCATCTGGACCTGTTTTTATTACAGCATTTTCTGCAGAGGTTCCAATATATTCAACCATCATTTTATTACCATTTTTATCATAATGAGGTCTCATAAAACTTAACTCTTCTCCAGCAGCAGCTTGGGCAGCAGCAGCTTGAGCTTGTTGTTGAGATGAAGTACCTTGAAACATGGCATACCTAGCTGTTGCAGGATTATAACCAGATGTATATGTACCCATGTCTGGTCCATTACTTGCACCTATAACACCACCCTTTGCAAGTCTACGTTGCTCAAAAAAGTATCTTATAAACTCTTCTTTTGTTGGATTAGCTTCTTCTAAATATTGATCAATCATTCTACTTGTTTCTTTACCAATTCCAAATTCAAGCACTGGGTCCGCAGCAGTTTTTGCATCTCTAAATCTATTAAGTAGTTCAAAAGCGTACATTCTTGTGCCATCTTTAAAATCAATAGCATTTTGCATCCTACCATCAACTTCATAGGTATTTATAGTAGCTTTAGGTTCTTCTATATCTTCTCTAGATTTAGGATTTGCTTCCATTTCATCTAGTTG